AAATACATCTCTGGTAGCACCTTGTACTTTTACCCATGGAAAATAAGTTGCAGCGAAACTAGTATCTAAACCACTTACATTGCTTATAGCTGTATTTACTGTGGCATCTTGTTCATCTAAATCCATTATAAAGAAACAATCTCCTCTTTCTTCACACATATCAATACCTGAATTTGCTGTTGTTGAGTGGATACTATAAATTATACCCGGCATAGCTAACATGTTAATATCATATTCATCTTGGTTAGCTATAATATCTAATGCTTTTTTATAAGCTGTATGACCAGTAGCTGTTGCTGAACTAAAATCAAATCCATACAAATTGTTATTTGCTATTTGGTCTCCTATTTTTCTAATTGTCCATGGTGCTATACCATCTTCACCTCCTTGGAAAGGAACTGTAAATTTAAGTTGACCTGCTGATGGACCAGTAGCTCCTGTTATGTCTATTGAAGCACTTAATGAACCTGTCCATAAACCAGAAGATGCGTGACCACTATATCTTTCAACATTAAAGTTTCCTGCTATATTACTTTCTGCACTATTTGGTAGTGGATTTAAGAAATTATTACTATCTGATTCTTTATCAGCAAATTTAAATCCTAAATATCCTTTTGAATTATATGTTCCATCTGTTCCTGTTTGTTGTATTCCTTCATAAGATGCTGATGGGAAAATACAATTTACATTTAAAGATGCTGTATTAAATGGATTTAATACTGCTTTAAATCCTTTTGGTGATAATTTTGGTGATGTTGCTCTTTCTTCTACTGGTGTTGAAACTTCTACTCTAAGATAATTTGAAATATTTGGATAATTTCCTTTAATTTCTACTTTATTTAAAGTTTCATTATACTCTGGATATCTATCTCCAATTACTCTTGAAATATATCGTGGTGAATTTGGATCTAAAGTAATATTATTAAATTGTTCTAAAATAAGTGGTGTTGCGTCTGTATCTGTTGCTTTTCTTATTATTACAGAAAATTGAGAATATTGTTCAACTCCATCAATATCTCCTGGTTCTTTTAAATTAGCAATAGATACTTTATAATCTCTATTACATTTTGTACCATGATCTAAAGTGTGGAATTTAAATAAATCTTTATTTCCTTGTGCTAATTGTGATTGAATATATGGTGTAGAAGCATATCCATATCCTTCTGTTTTACCTATTCCATCAAATACTTGATCTGTAGAGCTCATATTAGCTAATGTAACTACTGAACCTGTTCCAAGACCATTTGGATAACCACCTAAACTACCGGTAGCTAATATACTTGTTTGTACACTTTTAAAGTTTAAATGAGTATAACCTGGAGTCCCAGTAAAAGCTGTTGATGATGTTTTACTATTATCTGCTGTGTATCCTATATATTTAAATAAATAAGGATTTCCATCATCTCCTCCTTGTGGGTTTAAAGAAGCACTAAATGCAGTTGAAGTAACATTAGCACCACTATCATCTAATACAATTCCAAAACTTGAACTAATAACAGTACCTGCTGAAATTGAAGAGTTATTTAATGATGGAGTACCTACTGATGATTTAGAAGGATAAATTAATCCTAATAATATACCACTTCCTACTGAAGCATCTGATCCTCCTGTTAATGTTAAAACATTTGAAAGAATAGTTCCTCCTGAACCTGTTTGTACTGTAATTGAATTACCTGCTTTTCCAGCTGTAGATGATGATACTTCTAAACCAAGAGAACTACTTGCTGTTGTAACCCCAATTGCTGCATTATTAATAGATCCTGTTAAGAAATTTAAAGCAGCTGCTATACTTGAACCTGTTGAAAAATAAAATATTGGTGATTGACTTGCTGGAATACCTCCTTCTGGGTCTGCTGCTATAAATCTATATTCTGTTCCATTAACTGTAATTTGTACTTCGTCTTCAGCATCTAATGTATTAGCTGCTATAGCCATAGCCCCTGATGCATGAAAAGCTGCCACAGCTGGTCCTGCTCCTGCAATCACTCCTAATGGTTGTATATTAGGGCTTGTTGAAAAAGTATAACCTCCTCCGGCTAATACTCTTACTACAGTTACTGATCCTGCATATCTTAAATATTCTCTTACTGTTTGTGGAATGTATGTGTCATTACTTAGACCTCCAAATCTTCTTTCAAAATCTGAAAAACTTCTTACTACTGTTGGAATAAAAGCTGGTCCTTTTGTTGTAGGTCCAACAACTGCAGCACCAATTTGCCCAATTCCTTGTGGTAAAAATGATAGGTCGTTTTCTCTTGTAAATACACCTGGTGAAATAATTTGTTCTGCCATCTTATATTTTATTTTATATAGTTATGTCTTTGATTGGTTCTGTCATAAATATGAAAAAGAACTACAAACCAAACTAAATTATATGATTAATTTTATACCCAATCATATATAAATATAAGATGATTTTTAAAGCTATTATGATGGAGTAAATTCTCCAGAATCTATATCTAAACTACCTTTTCCATATTTTTTAGTTAACTGTTCAGCTATCTTAGCTTCTTCAGTTTCAATAGATAATAGTTCTTTTTTTAATTTAGATTCTTGATCTTCTAATTTAATTTTGCTATAATAAATTTGACCCATTTGAGTAGTTAGTTGGGTAATTTTTGCATTAAGATCTTGAATTTGTTTTATTTCTTCTTTTGTAAATTTTTTAGTTGTATTTGTCATAACCTATTATTTTTATATACATATATAGAAAATTAAAAAGACCCACCATCTATTATACCAAAATCACCAGAAGATAAATCTATACTACCTGTAAATTGGTGGGTGTCATCTGATGTATTACCAAATATAGTAGAACCTGATGTTTGTGTTGTTACACTTGCACTAACAATGTATGATTTAGCTGTTAAAGTTCCATCTATATTTACTGAACCTGTTATATGTGTAATTCCTGATGTATCTATTTTTAATCTTTCTTGTGCTGGTTCTCCTACAGATGCGGCTGTTTTAAATATTAAATCAGCTATTACACCATCACCATCTGCATCTCTTGTTACTGCTGCTATTGATGCTGCTTCTGCTCCTTTTCTTTCATCTGTTATATCTGCTGTTGAAATCCATCTAACTTGTCCAATTAAATCTCCTTCTTGAAGTCTAGCATCATCATCTCTTGAAGCTTTTAATATTAATTCACTTCCTGTAGATGCTCCTGCTGTACTTCTTATTGTTGTTTCTATATTACCTTCGTTATTTAATTTAAAGAAAGAATTAGCTGTAGGAGATTCAAATATTGCTGATTCTTTATCTGTATCTAATTTTATACCCAAAGTAGCAGAAGATGTTTGAGGGTTACCTGGATAATAAGATTGATTTGTTCCTCCAGATCCTGATTGAATTATATTATAACTAAATACTGGATTATTTCCACCTACTTTAAAAGTATCACCAACTTCCATTTCACCTATTTGTGCCTGTGTACCTGTAAAATCTGGGTTGGCTACAGAACCACTATTTAAACTATAAATTAAAAATTTACCTTCAACCCCATTTTGTAAAGAAGCTGAATTTCTGATTTTAAAAGAAGAACCTATAGTCATATTAATTCCCAAAGAGGAAGAAAGACTAGCTGAATAAGCACTTGAATCATTTATAAAACTTGTACTAAAAAATGTATTAATACCAATAGATGAAGAAAATGCGTTTACTGTTTTTGCTGCTACTAAATAAGAATCATCATTATTATTTAAAGGGATATCTATATATCTTATGTTGGTATTTACTCCTCCTAACAAATGATCTAAAGTATCTAATGATGAAGAATAAATTAAATTTGTTTGGTTTGATGAAGAAACATATCTTAAAACTAGTTTTGTGTCTTTTTCTGTAGAACTACCACTAGTAACAGTAATGATAGCATAAGCATTTAAGGTAGTTAATTTAGTTAACCTATTATTATAATTAGAAGAACATGTTATTGCTAGTATTTGAGGGACAGAAGCTGATATAGCTGTTGTATGATCTGTTCCTGATCCTGATTTGAATAAAAATAAACCCCCAGATATTAATCGTATGTCATCTTGTGATAGTCCAAAAGTTGACATTATAATGGTGTTTTTGTATAATTAATTATCCAATAAACATTAGCAATGAAATCATTTGTTCCTACTGATTTAAATCTTGGGAATACTATTGATCCTGGAGCTAAATCTAGATTAATAGATTGTGATACATGATAATTATTATATTTGAAAAATTTTTCATCAGCTGCTTTACATTGTAAACTATTTACTGATGCCCCAAATCTTTGGGTGAAATTACCAGCATTTGAGTCTGGTATATTTTGTTCCCCTACTAGATCTGAATGGTGGGAATACCATATCGAACATGAAAATCCATCTGCATCAGCATAAGTTATATTATCATTTGGTTGTACATAAATGTCCATTGATTTCAAACTACAAGAATAATTTGCTCCATCTGGTATTCTCCAACCTGTATTCATTCCTGTTCTTCCTTCAGCATTTGTTGAAGATATATCATCATAATCAGTTCCATAATCTTGGGTCCAATCTTCCATAGTATGTATACCTTTTGTATTAGGTCCTTGCCAATTATCATCATCATCACTATCTACTCTTGTAGTTACTTCCCATGTATGATAAATGTTATCGTATACTTTATCCGCTGTTATTGTTCCACTTGCACTTATATTACCTGAAGATGTTATATGACCTGCATTGGGGTTTATAGATGCAAAAACAGTTCCACTATTATCTTGGAATCTAACTTCATCATCTGCTCTCATTTTTATAAAATCATCACCCTCTATAGTTATATAATGTTCACCACCTTTTATAAATTGGTCCGTTCCATCCAAAGCATCATCAAAAGATATTATACCTGCTCCTGGTAAACGGACATTTTCTGCTGTTATATTTCCACTTGAACTTATATTACCTGAAGCTGTTATGTGGGTTGTTGATATATTTGTTATAGTTGTAACAGTAAGTGTTTGCGCGCCTGGATTATAAGATAAACCATTTGTTGATGTTTTTAAAGATTCGTTTGTTGCGGTTGAATTATTTGAATCTACAAATACAGGATAAAAAGCGGCACTTGTATTTGTTCTTTGTGTTGCAACTGTTGCTGCTGCTGTTGCATTTGGGGCTACATGTTCTCCTTCTGTTGTTACTACTGTTCCAGCACCTCCCCATACTCCTGCATCTATTTCATCTGTTACTAGTTGATTTGAAGAATTTAATACTACAACAGAATTATCTGTTCCTGCATTTAATTTAGCATGTATTGTTCCACTACTACTTATATTACCTGAGGCTGTTATATTTGTAAATTTAAAACTATTTAAAACAGCAGAACCAGAACCATAATATAACTTACCTTGATCTAAACTTATTGCAAATTCTCCTTCAGCTAAACTTGAAGGTGCTGTGTCTCCTGTTCCTCTTTTTAATTGTATTGTACTTGCCATAATTTTTTATTCTATTATAAATATTTAAAAACTTCCCCCATCTATTATTCCTGTAAGTTTATTTGCTATTATATCACCACTTGCCGATATATTACCTGAGGCTGTTATATAATTAATATTAATATTAGCACCTGATGATAAATTATCAGCTGTATTAGCGTGTGATGAAGATATTTCTTTAATTATTTCATGAGAAGATGAAATAGCATACGATGCAGAAATTGCATGTGAAGCAGATATAGGAGTATATAAAGAACCTGTTCCGTCTGTTATTTCTCCACTACTTGATACTTGTAAGATTCTTTGATAAGTATCTTGTATGTTTAATCCTGTTAAATCGGGTAATGCCATTTATAACCATTTTTATTTTTGTTTTTCAAGAACTTTTAACACACCCCCTATTACTTTATCTGTGTTTTTTACGGGATTATCTTGGAGATATGTTGCTACTATATTATTTAGTTTATTACGTTTGAAAGATATATTATCCATGTTTATATCTTCTTTTATTAATAATTTAAATAAATTTATAACGTGTTGTTTTTCAGATATTGTTACGTTTCTTTTAACTTTAACTTTTGCTTCTACAATAGGTTTTTTAGTTGTTTGAGATTTTACTTCTACAGTTACTTTTTTACTTGTTTCTACTTCAAAATCACTTTCCCAAGGAGTAAAATATGTATCTTCTGCGATTACTTCTAATCGTATATTTCCTGTTGTGTCTTCATCTATAAGCCCTTTTAATTTTTTAATAGGAATTTCACATTTACCTGATTTAGAAATTGTACCTTTAAATAATAATGAATATTCAGGAGTTTCTACTACTAATCTTGCTTTTGATTTTTTTAAACTTGCTCCTTGTAATGATATACTACATTCAAAAAGTTCTGTTTTATCCGTAAATAATTTATACATATTTATAAATATTAAATAGATATATTTTCAGCGATCATTTCTACCCCCAATACTTCTTTAACTGCTATTTTTATATCTTTTGCTTTTATTTTATATTGTTTAATTTCTCTTTTTTTAGATTCTGTTATAGTATTTCCGTAAACTTTTAATATTAATTTTATTAATTTTCTTTTCTTTGGAGCATTATATTTATATATTTCTTCACTAAAATCACCTCCCCCTCTTATTAATTGTTGAATTAACTGAACTTCATCCCATTTATATGTGTTATTATTCCATGTAAAGTCAGCATTATTCCATGTAATTGGTGTGGACATTATAATACAACAAAACTAAATTTAGCACCAATCACCCCAGATATATCCTCAACTCCCGCCATTGCAAACCACTTAAATGTACCCGCTGCTACTCTACTAATATGTATGGCTACTCCATCAACATTAGATGATCCTATTATTACTGAAGTTGCTACTACTGAATCATTAATTACTGTTTGGGGTTCTGTTGCTCTATATGCACTTACTCCTGGAAAAGTAGTAGAAAGTACAATTGTTTTTCCTTCTGCTGTAACAGTATCACTCCAAGTGTACGCAGTTCCATCTTGACCAACATTACCTGTTATAGTTAAATTTGCAAAACTTGGTCCTGATGTTGTTGTAACATGTTGATTCATATTATAAACCTCAGTAGCTCCTTGTCCTGTATTTATTTGTCCTACTGTTGCTGTTCCACCAATTGTTAATCCAGATGTTGAACTTCCTGATATATGTCCCGATGCTGTTACATTTCCTACAAAATTATGTCCTTCAGTATTAGCTCTTCCATATCTTATAGAATATATATTATTATCATACCCTATTGCAAGATCCCTAGAGGTTTGATATTCTGCAAAACCTTTATTATCTAAATAGATTGCTCTAGATGTATATGTATCTTGACTAGTTATTCTAGATGTTGAACTTCCACTTAGATCACCAGACATTGTTACATTTGTTAATGTAGATATACTACCATTTATAGATAACCCATCGTGTCTTGCGTCTATTAATGTTTGTTCATCATTAGTACCAAGATTTAATATTCCTCCTGCTCTTTGTAATGCTACAACGTTATCTAGATATAAATCAGCACAATGTAAATCACCACTTGCACTTATATCTCCGGAGGCTGTTATATGTGCTGCTGTTAAATCATTTATTGTTGCATTTCCTCCTATAGTTAAAGTTGTTGTTGAACTACCACTAATTTCATGATTTGCTATTAACCTTCTGTCTAATGTTAAATCTTGTGCTGTTATTAGTGTTGTTGAGCTACCACTTATATGACCTGATGCTGTTATAGGTACAAGTATTTTTCCTAATGCTGATATTCCACTTGTATTTACTTGAAATTGAGTTATTCCATTATTACTAATACCTGTAAATATTTCATCACTACTAACATTTTGTGATATTATGTTTTCTCCTTTTATTTCTCCACTTGAACTTAATCCTCCTGAACCTGATAATATTAAATTTCCTGTTGATACATTAAAATGAATTGGTTTATTTGTGGCACTAGTCATAAAATAAACATCACCTCCGTGTGCTCTAAGTTCTATATCATCTGCTTGAACAATAAAATCATCTGAAGTAGATATAAAAAGATCTGTTGAATCATGGGCCGTGTATATTTTAGATCCTAAAGGTGCCCCAAAATATATAGTTCCCTCATCTCCATTTTTAACATATAAATCTGCACCTATTATATTTCCACTAGCACTTATTTCATTTGCAGTAACATACCCGAATGAGCCTGTACCTGTTGCTATTACATCCCCACTTGCACTTATATTACCTGAGGCTGTTATATCCCCCGTAATACCCATACTACCTACATTATCTCCTGATAAATTAACCATAGAATCTATCAAATCAGCATATTGTGGTTCTGTTGGTATATCTCCTGTTTGGAAATATGTTTTTAAAGTAACTTTTGTTTGTATTGCCATATTTTTATCCTATTACGTTTGTAAATTCTACTATTTGATATCCTATTCCTGTTCCTATTTGTCCTAAACTTTCAGCTGTTGGTGCGCTTCTTACTTCTTCTCTTGTTAAAGGTTCTCCCGTAGGAGATACTATTAATTCAGTTCCAAAAGAAACTACAGATTTACTATAGAACTTAGGTGGTTTTCTTGTTAATTCTTTATTAATACTATCTGGTACTAAATATCCCTGAAGTGTTAAACCAAAAGTTGTTTTAACAACTCTATCTTCACCTTGAGCTACTTCTGTTGTATTATTATACGTATCTATTTTAGCATTAAATTTAAATCTTTCTTCATCCCCCCAATAAGCATCAGAAGCATAGTTTATAGTTTCAATTAATCTATTCATTTGGGCTACATAATCACACCAAATAGTACAAGTATATGTTAATTTTACAAAATCAGGAACTACAACAGCATGAAATTCTCTTTGTGGTGTTCTTCCTTGTAAAATAGTAAAATTATCATATTGATTCTTTTTTGTATATTTTTCTTTAAAAGTATAATAAAGTTGTGGGTTATTTCCATCTAATTTATTTCCTAAATCTCTTCTTTTTTCAACACCATCTCTTTTAAACATAATAAGAGGGGTTTGAATTTTACCTTCTTTATCTCTATAAAAACCATCTTTTTGAACTCCTTTCCATCTTTCAGGAGAACCATAAATTAAAGGGACATTTGTTCTATTACCATTTATTATAACTGAAGGTTTTATAACATTATTAAAATAATACATTATAGCTTCATCATGATCTTGTAATCCTATAGATGTATCTTTTATTATATCATCTTTACGAGTAGTAAGTCTACCTCTATTTGTACTAGCTCTATTATCAGGAAGAGGAAAATCATCCATAGGAAATCCTTGTGATTCTGGAAATTTACCAGGATCTGTACCAAAATTAGATGATAAATTGTCCCTCAAACGGTCATATCCACTTGATGGTATAGGTCTTCTTGGATCTATGTTTTTTCTATCTGCCATTTTATCCTAATAAGTTAGCTGTTCCCCCATTTAATTTTTCTGTTGTTGGGTATTTACCTTCTCTTAAAGGTATTAAATTTAATTTTTCTACTCTAGATAGATGAGTATTAATTAATATCGAAAAACTTTCTCCAAAATTTACAGTTTCTGTTGAAATAGCATAATCTGGATCTCTACCTAATATAAGTTGATTTTCAATTTTTTCATCTACTTCATAAAAATTATTTCTAAAAAGTAATATATCTCCTATTTCTGGAATTAAATTTATATTTTTTAATTCTTTTTTTAAAAATCTAAATGCTAATGATTGATTAATATCAGATCCAAAATCATCAGAACTCCATGCTTGGTCTGCTCTATCTATTAAACATGCTATTTTTAAAGGTTCATAATAATTTTTACCTGGTGCTTCACCATAAACATTTGTTTTTGTTTGTTCTAAGGCAAATTTATAATAAGCTGCTTCTGTTTGGATTATATCCTTTAAAAGCTCATCGTTTATAGTATTAAATAAACATATATCTCGTGATCCTCCAAATAACGCCATTATAATCTTTTTAAGGTTTCTTTTCTAAATTTCATAGATTTTATTCCAGGTATTCTTATTTTATCTGTATCGTTTTTAGCTAAAGCAGAATCTAAAAATTGTTGTAACATATTTTTAGCATCTCCCCTTGTTACAAATTTTATTCTTAATCTAATATATTCATCTCCTGATGTAGATTGAATATAATCTTCAGGAGTAATAATAGTTACAATTGTTATTCCTTTTAAAGCTCTAATTTCATTAGTGATTTCATAATGAGAAGCCATATTATCTACAAATAAATCAACTTCTATACTATAGTTATTTAAGATTTCTAATAATATGTCTTTTAATTTAATCATTAATGTATATAAATTTGGTAAGGATTATCTATAGTATATGACTGTTGTTTTTGATCACTTTCTGCTGTTGATCTTTCTAATTGTTTAAGAGTAGTTGTTGCTTCTAAATCTTCTCTTAATTGAGTAATTAACTGTTCTTTTTCAGCTCTAGCTTCATCTAATAATCTTGTATAATCTAAAGTTGTTTCAGATCCAGGAATAGGTACTACTTGATATTTTCCTCTTACACTTCCTAACATTTCTTTAGCTAAAGCTAAAGAATATTTCCTAATCCATTGTCTTCCTGGTTCATTTATATAAGCATATGTAGGTCTTTCATATGGGGCATTTGAAATATCTGTAACTAAATTTTTAGGTTTAGATACTTCATTTCCTTGAGCATCTTCTTCTGTTGATGGGTCTGAAGATGTATCAGACATAGTATATTCAAACCAAAGAGTATAATCTCTAGTAGGAATAGGAAATAATTTTAAATATTTACCTGCATTTAATTCAAAATGATATGATGATTTTCTTATTTGATCATTAAATTCAATTGCTTGTAATTTTAAAGCATCAAAATATATAGGCATTAACATAAAATTTACACCAGGTGAGTAATTACCAAAACCAAAAGTTTGCATTAAAGATTGAATTCCTGTACCTGTACCTGCATATGGGTCAAAATATCTATTTATGGCAGAAGGAGCATAATGATATATCTTTTTTATTCTTATTTGTTTATCTCCTGCTTGTATAGCAGATCCTGAACTTTCAAATTTTAATCCTGAAGCACCCCCATCAAAACTAGATGTAGTAAAATTAGAAAAATTTGATGTTATAGTTGTATCTCCTGCTGTTCCTTCTATTTTTTGAGTAAGTGTTATTACAGAAGCAGAAACTGTTGCCTTAAAATGTTTATCTGTATTTAAATTGATAAGATCAGCCAAATTAGTGGCTGCAGATGCTGCTGAAGATCCAGTTTCAAATTGATTTAAACTAGAAGATACATGATAAGCACTTGATGATGCATGAGCTGTATATGTGTGTGAACTTCCGTTTGTAGCTATTATAGTTAAAGATTGAGATGGAGATTC